TTTGGGTTATCTTTTGAAATAGCCGTATACATTCCTTTCCAACCTTTAAAAGGTAGTGGTTTATTTGCAATATTAATTACAAATGTTTCATCAGGATTTAAGTACCTGATAGATGTTGATTTACCTGTCCCTGAGTCAGCAATGATAAGAATTGATTGTGCCAAAATTTTTTGTTTTAAGATTAATTATTTATTTTCCACTTTTTTTTATTTACAATTGCACTTATTGACCCTTGATCAGTTTTGTACATATTTGCTAGTTTTTGCTGAGTAATTTTAATATTTTTATCAGCATATAAACTACGTATTTTGATTATATCTTTTTCAGTAAACATTGCCCTATGATTATTTATACCAGACATTCTTTTTTTTAATATTTCTTTATGTTCTTTAGAAATAGATTTTCCTTTATGAGCAATTGATATAAGTTTTTTTGTTTCTTCACTATGTTTTTTTCCAAGCATATTAGTATTACCAAATGCTGCTTTTCCAATTTTAGCTTTATGTTCTATAGTAAGTTTTTTTCCATTTAAACCTAAACCACCCATATTATGATTTACTAAACTACCTGTATTAATATCTTTTCTACCATAAAGTTTAATAAACTCAATTTCTTTATTTTCAATAAAAGTTTTATCATTTGACACAAACAATATTTCAACAGTATATTTTGTTTTCTTAATAATATTTTTCCAAAATTTACTACGTCTAGCTATACAATAAGCTCTTTTATATTTTCTTTCATCTGTTGTTATTTTATATTTAGAAATGATAATTGTTCCTATACCAATATAAAAAGGTTCATTTGTATCCAATCTAATGTGTCTATATAAATAGTATTCTCTCTTTGTTTCCATATTTTATGTATTTATACAAAGATAGACATTTATTTACACTAATACACTTTGTGCCATATTTATTTATTTATTAAGGATACTATTTAATGTTAATTGAATTGCTTTAAGTGTTTTATTAATATCAAGCAAAGCTTCAACTAATCCAGGTGCTTCTTTCTTATCTGGATCTGGTAAATCTGGATTAGCAAAATCATGGATTAATTTACCTCTATTTGTTACATCATTTATAATTTTTAGTTCACTAACAGGGATTATATGTCTTATGAATCCAGTACTTGATTCAATTAATTCATACTCTTCTTTCCAATGAGGATTGTGTTTATGAAGATACAAAGTTCTTTTTGGATCTTCTGTATCATAATTTATACTTACAAATTCAGTATAAATATCTTCATTCTTTTCAAACTCACTAGGAAAGAAACTAACATATAGTTCATCTTTACCACTTGGCCTATAAGCCATCTTAGGAATATATAATGCATTAATTATCCCATTAGTTTGGAAGTAATCTTCATGCTCTTCTCTTAAAGCATTTACCTTAGCTTTACGTTCATCAGGTGTTATTGCCATTTCTTTTGTATTATTTAAATTTTTAGTACTTATCATATTATCTTCTTTCTTGAACTCCCGGAGTAGGCATCTCTTCAAGTTGCATTGATTCAAATTTTGCTTTAAAGAAACTCATTCTAGTATCACCATTTCTTGCTTTAAGAAAATGTAATACTATAGTTTTATCATCTTCAATTATATATCTATCAGGCCCATAGAATCTAATCTTTTGTTTTGCAGGTCTGTTAATACCAATTAAAGTATCAGCATGTTGTAACATAGCATCTGAACCAAATATATCTGACTCAAGAATATAGTTACCATACTTACCATCTATAGCTCTTTCTGGATTATCAATATTCCTATTAAGTTGAGATAAAGCAATAAATAGACAAGGATAGTCACGTTTACACTGAGTAAAAAACTCACCTAATTCAAATAACATATCTAATGAATTATTTTGATAAGGAGCTCTTTTAACTAACATAGTGTGGTCTAAAGTAATTATTGTTTTTGTTCCATTATGTTGATTCATATACATATCAATTTGCTCACGCATTTGATTTACAGTCATTGGAGTACTTACAATATCTACAGGATGTTTAACTCTTTCTTTAGCATATTGATGGCATGTGTTAAGTGTATCAGCAGTAACTAAACTACCAGCACTACATAACTCTTTGTAACTTTTACCAGTTACTGAAGAAAACTCTCTAATTGCTGAGGTTCTACCAACCATCTCATATTGAAATTCTAATACTCTAAATGAATCATTGGGATTCAATGCAAAAGATTCTCTTATGATTTGATCTTTAATTAATGTTTTACCTGAACCAGGTCTTCCACCAATAACTGTTAATGTATTCCACTCTAAACCATCAGTTGTAGCATCATTGAATTTTGGCCATGGTGTATATATAGACTTTTCCTCACCGGTCTGTCTTTTGTACATGTATTTTAATGCTTCATTAAAGGCAGCATATTGACCTATCCATGATTCTATTGGTTTACTCATTTTCTATAATATTTATTACATCTTCAACTGTTTGAATGCTAGCATTACAAAATTTTTCATTAGGTTCCCATTCTCCATCTCTTATCATCATGAAGTCTTCTCTAATAGAATCTAATTTTTCAAGTACTTTATTTATATTTTCTGGTGTCATAATTTTTCTATTTCTATTTTAACTTCTTGCCAATATCCAACATAACCTAAATCACTTTTTGCATCTGTAAATCTTATTGCTTGAATAATCTCATCAACTGCTATTAATGCACATTGTTTACCCTCAACAACTCTACCATCATAAATTTGTAAATACTTATTTACCAACTCTTTTGCTTTTTCTTTTGGTGTCATATTACATTTTCTTTAAAATGTTTGGCTTCTGATTCTTCTATACCATCTTTTATCATGTCACAGTAATCTGCTAATGTAGATGATTTTACCTTGTGCTTATCTTGTTTGCATATAAAATATTGACTAGTTTGCATATACATATATTGTGCATCCCTGTATTCATTTACATACATTTTAGTAGCTTTTATAATTTGATCCCAACTATAATCATATGTTTCAAATAACCATCTAAATGATTCAGACAACATCTTCACATTAACCCTGGCTGGTTTACCACTGGGGAGTTTTATATTAGGAAAAATTTCCCTATAGATATTTATTTTATCAACAAAATCTTGTCCCATTAACTGAGCATCTGTTTTCTTTTTTGCTTTAATAAAATAATTATCTAAATGTACTACTAGGCTTTTAGCTTGAGTACTCATTGTATATTTACCATCATCAAAGATTAAATAGCCTAATTTTTGTAAAGCTAATTTATCTTCATTTGTTACTTGAGGCAAAGATACCCCTTGCTTTATTCCAAATAATAATAGTACTTGATTTGGTGTTAAATTGTTTTTCAGCATTATCTGAAATAGTTCCCACATATTGTTTGATTTTAATTATAAGTGTTTGATTATCAGATATATGATTTAAAAGATGGGTAACAAAAATAAACAAAATTTACCAATTAATCAAAGATTTATCTTGTTTATTTAGTTCTAAATTTGCTTTATTAAACACATCATTGTGGTCCCATACACCACCTTTATATGCAGCTGATGCTGGATGTGCACATTTAAGTATTTTACAATCAGGTAATAAGGTTTCCCACTCTTCAGCTTTTTTACCCATTAATATAAAGATTGTATCTTTTTTATGTTTATTAATATTAGCAAATATATAGTTTGTAAATGGTTTCCATAAATTATAATGTGAACCAATTTTATTAACTTCAACAGTAAATGCTGTATTAATAAGTAATACACCTTGATTAGCCCAACATTTTAGATCTGTATAATCTGTTCCTATGGCTTTATTTATATATTGCAAAGACTTTTCAGCTTTATTTTTTTTTGAGCAACTGAATGCTAAACCATCTGCTGATCCTAATTGAGGATAAGGATCTTGTCCTACTATAACAACTTTAAGATTATCATATGAACATTCTTTAAATGCATTAAATACATCTTTGAATGGTGGAGTAAATCTTAAACCATAGTTAACAGCTGCCTCTAAAAAGAAAAAAATATTATCAAATGATGGACTATCTACAAAAGGATTCATTATTGAATCCCATCCTGATATCTCTGAATCAGATTTTATTTGGTTTTTAAATTTATTTATATTTGGTTCCATTTTAATTATTTTATATTGTATATTTGTCAATAAATACATTTTAATATGAGTGAGCAAAAACCCTTACAAACAGTTGATACTTATGATTTTAATGATACTATTAAAGATATTAGTGTATCAACAGCCTATATTCCAGGATTACAAAGAATTTTAACTGATAAATTATTAAATTTTTCAGAAGGTACAGCTAAATTACCTGACATGTTCAAAAAATTTGATCAAAATCTTGATAAAAATGAAGAAGATAAAGTTAATTTACAACTTACTATAGAAGAAGCTGATATTTATACCTTATTTTCTCTTTTACAATTATTCAAATATCTTGCAAATGAACAAGGTTTAGCAAAAAAAACTGAAACTACGGCTACTATTGAAGAATTAAGAGAACTTGCAACAATGATGCAAAATCAAGAAGATATAACTGAAAAGTTAAAAGATCTTCAGGAAAAGATAAAAATTGTAAACTAATTATCTTAATTGCATTCCACTAAAATCTCCAATTTCTATACAAGCTTGAATAGCTAGATTTAGTTCATCTTTATCACAATCTCCAAAAGATTTGCAGTACTCTTCTTTATTTTTTGTAAAGCAGAGTCCTGCTTTTCTTTTTACTGCAAGTTTAGCTTCTTCAAAAGTGTATCCTATTTCTTGAGCAATTTCTCTAATCATTGCATGCAGCCTGGCTAATTGAGGATTACTTCCTTTATCACCACTTACACCAATAAATATTTCTAGTTTAACTCCTTCAGGTAATTCATTTAAAAACTTTTGATATTTATTACCTACAGCTTTAATTGGAAAAACCAATGCACCATTTTTAACAGTGCACTGGATAAATAAACTATCTTTCATTTTTTACAATTTCTATTAATTTTTTAAGACATTCAAGTTCTGCTTCTTCGTGAGTTTTATAATAACCACCACGCAGAGGAGC